GCTCTCCTCCATCGTCGAATAGGTATTGTCCGTGGCGCTCACCGCGGAACCCACCACCAGTGTTTTCTTGAAGAACACGCTGCTGCCACCCGAGGGCACCTTCTCGTCGAAGAGTTGGCGGTCCAGGAACACATCCTGGAACACCAGCGCCTTGTCTTCCAGTTCGTAGTAGTAGATTGCCTGCTTCTCATCAGGATTCTCTGCGAGCACATTGGAGGTCTGGTAGTCTGCCAACGTGATGATCTTGTCTAAGTGCAGAATGTTGGCCACATAGGTGCCACCCGCATCCTGGACCTTCACACTGCGATAGATGTACGCCTGATCGTATTTTGTGGTGTCCCACACAATTTCAATCGCCGCATAGAGAGGTACTGGTTCCTCTCCAGAACCAGACCCGGAACCACTTCCACTCCCAGTGCCTGTACCTGTTCCAGAACCACTGCCGGAACCGACGCCGCCTTCGGTGCCAGGAACAAAGTCCTCTCTTCGCACCTGTGCAATTTCCGAGAGTGAAGTGCGTCTTCCGTTGGTGGAGTTGTAGAGAACAAATGCGAACGCATAGTCTCCCGCTTCCAACATTCGCACATCTTCATTTAACTGGTCCAAGCCAAGGGCGACGTTTGTATTGACTTCTTCGGGGGCGTATTCGAGAAGGACCACCTGCCCCACACCACTTCGATCTGCAACATCTAACCCAGTGAGACTGCCAAGTGCTCCAGCCCTGTCTGGAGAAATAAGCGTAGGTCTCTTGCCTGGTCCTGCATCAGCAACAACACTGAATGTGTAAGGTGCTTCTCGCAGACAACTAGCCACTGAGGGGGTGAGTGCTTCCACAAAGATGAAGATGAATCGGCCCCATGTCGTCACGCTCATGGGCTTGCCCTGCACCGGATCTACATCAGGAGTGAGTGCGGTGCCTGTCTTGATAGTTTGACCCAACACCCACAGCCCCGTGGCTGGGTTGTAATAGTCGATGAAGATGTCTGCCTGCCCCAGACTTACGATCTGTGCCGGTCTCCACACCCGGTACACAAAGCCGTATGTGGGCGAGTCTCCGATCTGGAAGTTGATCGAGAAGCACTCCAGGATGATCGAAGCCTTGTTGTGGGTGCCTCCCCAGTTTTCCCACTTGAACTCATGGACCTTGGTGAAGCCGGGGAATGGTCGCAGCACACCCTGGGTGTTCCCGTCAACCCCCATGAGTAGTGCTGCTTGTGGTTTGCGTACTGTGACCCGAGGCCCAGACGAATTCTGGGTCGCATCCACTACCTCATAGTTCCATGTTGTCGGTGTCTGGCCCATAGGGGAACTATACCCCTTTATACCTCAACAGCAGCATCCCCCGGCTGAGCGGGAATTCAAATCCTTCAAACTTTCCCCAAAGGTCCTGCATGCTTGCATAGAACATTGCAGTCCTTTCGTCCGGGTGCCCCTCCCTCGTCGTGCGCATCCGGGAGGTATCATGAATCACAACCACTGAGCCTGCCTTAAGAACACCAAACTCAACCATTGTCCGCAACTCATTACCTCTGTTTTCCAGGAAGGAGTCCAGGAAAACGAAATCGCAAGGCGGCTCTTTGTACTGACGGAAAAAGTCCATCGCTTCCTGCGGATACACAGTCACAGGGAGGAGTCCGTAAGACCCCATCGTGTGCTCCAACTTATGAGCAAGATCCGGGTCCTTCTCCAACGTGTTGAGGTTGTAGGCAATCCCATTCTTCTTCAGCGCCCGAGCCAACGTAAGGGTTCCCCTCCCCTTATATGCACCCACCTCGAGCACCTGCACAGGTTTCAGGACCCGGACCAGGGAGGCAAGCAGTTCCAGATACTCAGTCTCGGTTGAACCAGAGTCTGCCGCAGTGAACAGGTCGGCCCTCTCTTCCGGTACATGAGGATGAATCTTGTTCTCCTGCTGCGAGAGCCTGCCCACCTGTGCTGACATTTCCCCTCCCATCATCGAATCCACCTTCCGTAAAACATCCTGCACCGTAATTGCCTGCATGGCCCGACACCCTAGATCACAAATGTTGGAGAAGCCCTGGTCTCCGTTGAATGAGCAGCCCACACAACCACACCGTTCCTGGGACACAGCCAGATCAACCACTGAGTCCATTCCCTTGTAGCAATTTTGGGTTGGCCCACTGAGCACTATGGTGGGCTTGTTCATCGTCCCCGCAATCACAGAGGGCCCGCTGCTGACAGCCACAGTCAGATCCGCGAGTTCAAGAAGTGCCACAATCTTTTCAATGGACAAGTCCAGGAACCAACGAGGAAATCCTGGAGTCCCCTTCACGAAAGCATCCTGCCCCTTCCCCACCAGCGTGAGTGTGGTGTATCCCACCTCTTCCATGCGGTAGGCAAGGTCCAACCAGTGTGCCCGAGTCCAGTTCCGGGTGTTGTAGATTGAGAGGGGGAAGAACAGAACGAACTTCCGACCCGCAGGCAGTGAGTCAAAGAATTCCTTGGCCCACTTCTTCGCAGCCTCTGGGGCCACCAGAGTTGGCTGTTCTGGTTGGGGGTTCCCTGGGAACCGAGATGCCCAGAACTCCAACCTTCCTCCCCGACCCAGCGTGTTGTGATGTTCCTCCCAATACATCGGGAGGTGGGCCCCCCCTGGCCACACTCCCGTATTGTCTGTCACAAACTCGAATCCTGCCATTCTAATGATGGATTGGAAGAAGTCCTTCTTCGCATAAAAAATAACTTCCTTCCCCTCCCGTCTTGCTCCCTGTGCGAGCCAGAGCAGGTAGACCAGGTCTCCGATGCCACAAATATCGGCATCTACTTTTATTGTTTCACGGAGCACCAATGGCAGTTCAGAGTTGGAGAACCCGGCTCTCTTCCTTGGACACTCTAGATAGGGGTAGTCCAGTTTCGGGTACCCATCACCATCCAGCAGCGCAACATCAGTATCTCCACATCCACATGCGTTGCAGAAGTGGTGTGTCCCATCTTTCGACTGAGCAAGTGAAGGGCAACGTGCAGATACTCTTTTGTTATCAAGGGTGGTGCCAAAGCAACTGATGTGTCGGGTGTTCTTGATTGTCAATTCCACTCTCTTCCCAGTGATGCCGCGGGAGAGCATGGAGCGGATAGCTGATTCAGCTTTCTCCCATGTGGGTCTTACCTCCTGCCACGCTGCTGATTTTTCGCGGGCCCACGCAACCTCTGGATCAGAGAGAAGTCTTTCTAACTCTTCGGGGGTGGTCCACTTTTTCAGACCTTCAAGCATCTGCTTGTTGGCCTTCTCCGGGTACTTCTTCACGGTAGAAACAAAGACCTGCACCAGTTCGGATCTGATCCCCCCCCCTCCTTGGGGGCCTCCGGCTGCCAAGCATCGGTCACAGTCCTGGAGTGGCATCAGGTGCTTCCACCCTAATTCCTCATTCACAATGGCGCAGGACTTCCCGTGTCGTGCTTTGCACTCAGATTCACGTTTTACTTCTGCCAGTTGTTCAGGTGTTTGTGTCATAACTTTTTAATCACAGTTACAGCAATAATCTACTGAAGTACAACCATGACTGATGATGTGTGAGGAGAAACCGTCTGCATAGCAACATTGGAAGCAGTAGTTAGAACAACCTGGCTTATCAGGAAGACATGGTTGACAAGTGCCTCCGCCTGGAGTTGGAGCATCCCCAATTGCCCCACTTCCACCACAGTCAATATCCTGTCCAAAGCAAGTAGTGCCTGGTGTACTACGACACCATGTTCCTTGGATGCCACAAAGAGGAAGTGAGCCATAGAAAGGGGCACAATTTAGAATAGCACACTCGAAAGTGCTAATGACTTCACAGATTTCACAATCCCCACTGGGTGTATCACCACTTCCACTTGCACCAGAAGATGAACCCCCGCCTGTGCCAGAACCAGAGCCTGAACCAGAGCCAGAGCCTGAGCCTGACCCGCTGGAAGATGCAGACCCTGACCCTGAACCTGATCCCGTGCTCGATCCAGACCCACTTCCTGTGCTGGAACCCGATCCTGAACTGCTGCCACTGCCACTTCCGGACCCACTGCCACTTCCACTTCCTGGGTCCCCTCCCGTCTTAATGATCGTGTCGGTAAGACCTGAAGGAGAACCAAAGGCAGGCAGGAACAAGACGGGTCCGGGGTCCTTTTCCGTCGCATAGTTCAAAGGCAATGGGATTGGATTACGAATTACCTTCTGACCAAACCCTTTGCTGAGCCGGGCCAACACCTCTGTGTCAAACTTTGGGTACACAGTCTCATAGAAGGTTGGCGGAGCAACTCTCGTAGAAACTGGGGTTGGCCTGGTGGGAGGTGGCATCAGCGCAGAGTCATCCAGTTGTTCTGAGCATCCCGATTATCAATCGTGTCCTTCTCGAAGTGCTTGGGCATTCTGCCCTGAATATCCGTGAGATTATCTCCGGCCGTCTTCAGCGCCGCTCTGTACTGCGTCCGCAGTTCTTCCATATGTACCTTACTGATCCTTGTGGGCACACCCAGCTTCATGGCGCCCCACACAGAGATCGCCTCGTACAGAGACTGCATCCCTGGAGGTGCAATCTCATAGATGATTGTCCCACTCGATGTGTTGTATTCGAGCGGCCGGTCGAGCACCACTGTCCACACCCCTCCTGAGTAGGAGTGGGAGATGATTCTTCGTTCTTCGATGGGGGCAGGGGAAGCAGGCAGGATGCGAAGCACCTGACCCACATAAGAATTGCGACGACGATCCACTTCTCCCACCGTTGGTGAGAGGCCCAGGATCACCGTAGGTGTAGTAGTCGCAAGACTGAGAGTACCCGCCGTCCCGTAGTGGGGCCGGAAATCCCCATTGGTCGTGTACCAGAGTGTGATTGCCTGCGAACTGATGGGAGGGGAAGGCGTCTTGAACGAGAGACAACCCGGAGAACCACTGAGTTGCCACCCTGCACCAAACCGGTGCATGGGGTCCCGTGGCACCGCATCCATGAGGGGATTGCCATCCGCATCCGTCGTAATCACCCGGATCACCTGCTGCACGCAGGGGGGCAAGTAATAAGTGTCAATGTCCTCAGTCAGCGTGATATCAAATTCCAGGATTGGCACCGCACCACTGGTGAGGTTCAGGCGGGAGAGCACGTCGACCATGGCAGGGCCGATGATGTGCCGGCAGATGTAGTCATCGGAGTATTTGGCATCAACGTCGGGCTCGTTGAGGTTGGTGCGGATGCGTTCGAGGATGGTCTTGAGAAAGGAACCTGTGCTGTGCATGACTACTTCCTCATTGCTTTCAGGGCTTCAATCATCCCCTGATTCTGGTCCAGTGAACGGGCCGGACCCACAAAGGGTATCGCACCAATGGAGAGGTCGTCAGCCGCCTTGTCGAGGCCATTCTTCTTGAGCCTCTTTACCGCAGCGCCGCGGGCCTCCAGATCATGCCGCTTCCCCTCCCGATCCTGGTATGCCTTTTCCTGAATGGAATCCCGCATTGCTTTCAACTGTTCAACTGCGGGCCGGAGCCGCTTCCGCATCACATCGGGGGGCGGGAGGTCGCGGGGCCACGGCTGCGTGGGGTCGTCATAGAACCCTGTGAGTTCCTGGACGAGGGGTGGATTCGATTCGGCCGGTGAGTAGGCCCACACACAGAGCATGAAGCGTTGGGTCTCGAGGTGCTTATAGACGCAGAGGCGGGCATTGCCTGTGACACGGCGGAGCCAGGAGAGCCACGGCCAGTTGGGGTTGTCGAAGACCAGGTGGCGACGCGGATTGATCACGAGACACGACTGGGAGGCTTCGTCGCGGGGATCGTGAGTCACACGATAGTCGAGGGTATTGAACCCAATCATAAGGAGTCTCCTTTTAGTTCCTTGGAAGTAAACTTGTTTACTTCATTTCCAAATTGTTCCCACCCTTTTCGTTTCTCCCTGCTGAAAACATCTATTTTTGTAAGAGAAGGATATATTGCATCTATCATTGCATATGCTTCATCTGGTTTGCGGCTATGTTCTCTCCCCTTAGCACGGATCACTGTTGTGAAATTTCCTCTTTCTTTAATCTCAATCGGGAGAAGTTTCGGCTTATAGAACCAGGTCAAATATTCATGAGAGTAGCGAACTGTAAAAGCAGGTGCAACCCCATTTTCTTTATCCCACACAAAACGAGCATGACGTTTATACCCTCTTCTAATCATCTCCAACTCCCCCTCATGGAGATATTTGTCTATTAGCCAAAGAAAGACACAGTGGTTTTCTGTTGTTTGAGGCAGCACAGATTGTTCAAGTAGTTCAAATATCTTAGGAACATCCATTGTTTGATAGTCTAATGATCGTTCCTGGTTGGGTCTTGTTTTTCTAACTCCTCCTTTTTCTTGGGGCCAGGGGGGGTCTATCACAAAGACTTCAAATGTTTTTAGAGGCATGCGGGGCTCCAATGAGAAAGGCCCCAACCATGATGGAAGGGGCCTTCGAGTATAGCACAAATTCCCTCAGAGGGGAGGGGAAGAACTTAGGGGTTCGGTGGGTTGCCGTACCCTGTGTAGACTTTCAAGCCCGCATCATTGGTGGTGTAGCCGCCGCGGCGATAGGTGATATGGATCATCAGATTTGCCATGGTGACGATGGTGCCAGCACTGGTGAGCCAGATCGCTGTACCTTCGGCAAGGTTCTTGTGGGCAGTGCCAGAGAAGGGCACATCCACAAAGGTGTCAGCGGCCAGTGCAGCGTTGGCGTTGGTGGTGAGGGGCTCGGCCGCAGTGATGGCGGTGGCCGAAGCCACTGCGACACCCGAAGCCGCAACCTTGAACTGAATGGTGTCAGGATCTGCCGCAGCAAGAGTGCCGACGCGAATACTGATCTTCTCGATGTCACCTGCAAAGGGCATAACCCCCAAGCAGAAATTGCCATCGGTACCGATAGCGGCCTGGTTGCCAGCGGCGGCTGCCGCGAAGGGACCGTATTCACGTTGCTCGAATGCCCAATTGTTGTTTGCGATGCTGCCTGCAAGAGCCGATGTGTGAGCAGTAACTGCCATGATAAATCTCCAGGGAGAGGGGCCCCACGGGGCGGCCCCGAGATGAAGTAACTTGGAAACCCCCTCCGGATGGGAGGGGAAGGAATTACACCAGACCTGCGGTGTTGGTGCCGTAGACGCGGTCTTCCGCGGCGTTGGTGATCTTCAGACCAGCGCACTGGTTGGGGACCAACTGCATGCGGAGGTAGCCAGGCATCTGAACGCCCTCAGTTACCAGGGTGCGGTTGTTGGCCACATTGAGGATCGGGATCTGGTTCGATCCAGTGCCGGTGAGGGCGGCGCCGACGAACTTGAAGGGCGACCATGAGGGTGCCTTCTCGAACTTCTTGACGCCCTTGGGGTCCGGAGGAACGTAGCGGGTCCAGTTGTTCGACTTGCGGATGCCGTAGATGGAGCCTGATTCCACGTAGGTGGAGGTGTGGCCTTCGTAGCGGCGGCCGTCGAACTCGAACACGAAGCCTTCCTTGCTGCCCTCATTCTGCAATGAGGAGAGACGACCGGTGCGCTCGTAGAACTGGCGACCAATCTTCTGGGCTTCGTATGCGAGCCACACGCCATCAGAGGCGATGACGGTGTCAATGATCTGGCCGTACTTGCCCTTGGCCACATGGAAGCGACGAAGGACCTGGCGAAGAAAGTGCTCAGTCAGGGGCTGACCTGCGAGGCTGTAGCCCATTGACTTGAACTCAGGGTGGACGTTCACGTTGATGTTGCCACCGAGACGAGTGTCCGAAGCGTTGCCACTTCTTTCGCCGCCCAGGAGGCAGTTGTCGGCGTTGTCGGTTGAGCCGTTGCTGTCACCGAACTTCATCCACGAGTTGATACCCGCGATGCCTGTGAAGTAGGGGCTGACTGCGTAAGGAGTGGAGGCTGAACCCTTGCTGTTGGCGAGCACCATGATGTCGGTGTTGGCGAACGAGGCGGTGTTCACATCGGCCACACCGTTGACGGGGCGGCAATAGACCTTGCCGCTGAGTTCGTCGACGGCGGTGATGAAGAAGATGGTACTTGCGCCCATCGAAGTGGTGGTACGGAGGGTGGCACCGGTGGCGTCGTAGAACTGCACACGCATACCCACCATCAGGCGGTCGATGGCGTAGTTGCTGTAGCGAGTGTCCACCATGAGGGTGGCGTTGCTGTCTGCGGTCTTGTCCCAGCCAGTTCCTGAGTTCCCTGCGAGAGAAGTCAGGGAGTAGTAGTTGTTCTGGGAGAGGTAGAAGTAGTTGCAGAGCAACTGGGTCATGTGGCGGGCGAAGCCTTCCATCTTCGGTGCGATGACTTCACCGATGAAGGCGTCGGTCGCTTCAGCCTGCAACTCACCGAGGGTCACCATGATGTTGGCGACCATCGAGCGCATTGGGATGCTGAGGCGATACGAAGCCTGGTTCGCGCCCTGGGTGGCATCGGGGAACGAACGGGAGAGGCCCTGGGTGAACAGCTTGGAACCGATTGCTGTGTTGGAGGGGTCTCCATACAGCGAGAAGTCGGAACCGGGGCCACCGGGATCAATGACACCGGTGAGGCCCCCTGTGTATGTGCGGTTGATCAGCCAGTCACGACCCATGTCGCCGGAAGCGCCGACATTCTGACTGGACACGATGGTGTCTTCCCACACCTTGTCAAAGGTGGGGAGGTAGACGCCGACTGACTTGTTGATGATTTCTTGAAGCTGATTAGCTTTGGTACTGAAAATACTGCCCGTAGGTGCTGGCATGGTGAGACTCCTGATCCCCTCCCACCAGCGACCTTGGTCAGACTCGGGAAGCGTCTGTGCTGTCTTCAGCAACGGAACGCATCAGCATGTCTGCCGCCCAGTTTTGCACTTGTGACTGTGCGTCGCTGAACGAAAGGCCCTTCTTGTGGACAGGGGCATCGACTGGTTTTGAATTGACAAATCTGTCTTGCCCAGCAGAGGTTTCAGGGGCACGGCCCAGACGGGACGGGTCGCCTACCAGCCTGCGGTATCGAGCGTTCACTGCCGTAGCAGCCTTCACGCTCTCCTCCTGGATCCATGCCTCATCGAAGATTCCACCAGCCTGCTGGCGCCGAACCTTGAGTCGTTCGCGTGTCTCCCGAAGGATCTCCGTAGACAGTTCATCCCGGAGAGTGGTCTTGTATTCCTGCACCTTCGACGGAGTTGTGTCCTCGTCGGTGTTGTGTTTCACCAGACCTGTCATAAGTTTAACAAGTTCCGGGTTCTTGTCAAGCAGCCCTGTCGCACTATCTGTGAGGGCCTGGTTCAACCGGCGATACTCGTCCCTGCCCTGCTGCTGCTGAAGCTTGGTAAGCTGGGCAGTGACCGCATCCAGCTTCTGGTCTGTTTCGGAAACGTCGTCTTCCAGATCCTCAGTACGCTGCCGGGTTTTCCCCTCCCGTCCTTTGGGGGTTTCGGTGTCGCCTGCGAGGTGGGCGTTGATCTGCTCGGGTGTGTAGCCGGCTCGGGCCATGACGTGGCGGGTATCAGCTTCGAGGGCGGAGGGGTCGTAGTTGGGGTCCTGCTTGATCAGGCGTTCGGCGGCCTTCCAATCCTTTTCCAACTCGGTGGCACGCTTCTGGAATTCGGTGGCGGAGTTGGCTTGCTTGCTCAGGTTGTCGTAGTCGGAACGCTTCACAGTTACCATGTCAACACCCGGAGAGGCTGCTTCCCCTCCCGTCTTCCCTGCCGGTGCGGAGGAGGTGGTGGTGGTTGCGGTTTCGTCGAGGGTGAAGAGAGGACGGTTCTTGAACATAAACGGGGGCTCCTAGAACTAGGGTTGCATTGGTTGGCCTGCTCCGGGTGGGAGTGCCATTTGACTTCCCCCCATCATACCCGGCTGAAGTGCTGAGAGAAGTGCAGCGTCGTCGGGATTTGGAACGGCCGCGGGAAGTGTGAGACCCATGTACTGGATCATAGTGGCTCGGAATTTCTTGAACGCGTTGAACACTTGGGGGCTCGCAACCTGCATGGCCGGGCCACACATGAAGGAGACCAGCAGTCGCATCACGATCTCAGGCCGCGTCGAATAAGGAGTAAGCAAGAGAGGACCGGATGCCTGGCCATCACCATACACAGTGAGGATGGCACGGATGCCCATCTCGTAGGCGCCCTGGTCTTCGTCCATCCACATGGCGAAGTCGATGTTCTCTTTGAGGGCGAAGAGGCGGAAGGCCATGGGGTCCTGCTGGATGCCCATCTGCCAAAGCTGGATGGCTTCCTGCTTCCTCGCTACAACTGATCGGGGGGATACTTCGCGGACATTGAAGGAGAGCCGACTAATATCAGGTAGAGGGTTGGTAGAAAAACTAATCTGGTTTGATTCGGGGTCGATGATAGCTCCAGCCATCTCGAGAGAGAGGCTACCAACGGGGATTGCTCTGCGGGTGACCGTGAGTTTCGTGAGCGCCTTCTGCGTGGTCGCACGGTACATCTGGCCCCAGGCGGCTTGGACGCCGAGGGTCGGGGACGTGAGGGCACGGGAGATTTGCTCGTCGAGGAATTGGAGTCCTGATGCACTGTCAACACGACCTTTCTCCTGTATCAAGTCACGGATGGGATTCACATCGGACATGGCACGCTTGGCGAACTCTGCCACTTTGCCCGGCATATCACCACTGTTGAAGGGCTGGATGGGGAACGGGTTGAAGCCTTCAGCGACGGGGTCTGGATCCCAGAACATCACGCGGAGACCACGTCCCACGTCCTTGAGCAAGTTGTTCTGGTTGAACTGACCCTGGGGCATGACGAGGATGCCGTACCTGTCGATGTCCATGATGTTGTTGTAGAGAGACTTGCTGAGTTGCTCGAACTTGCGATGCACACTGAACATCAGGTCGAACATACCGGCGCCGTGGAAGGTGCCGTTGTTGAAGAAGCGGGCATAGCCAATAGGGCAGTAGACTTCGGTACCTTCGAGGTCCTGGTCATCAAGCACATAGTCACCAGATGTGACGACGTAGCGGGTGACGGTGCCACGGGGGCCAGAGAGCCACAACTCGCGGACCTTCACGACGGCGGTCAGCTTCTTCTGGGTCTCGGCTGAGGAAGTCGTATTGACACCGGACTTGTTGGGCATGTAGGTGACATGCTGGTTTTCGTCCTGGTGTTCGAAGGGTTCACCGGGCTCGATCTCGTACCAGTCGAGGTCTTCGAGGTTGGCTTTGATTTTCTTCCCATAAACCTTTTCGAGGAAGTCGAGGGGCACCCACCGCTGGCGCATGAGGCCGCGGCACTTGGAGATGTCCTGCGAGACGAGGGGGAAGGGAAACAGTTCTTTGGGGTGGACGCATTCGAGGTCGGCGGTGAGCCCAATGGTGGGATGGTCGACAATGTGGCCAGTGATGCCTGCGAATCCGAGGCAGGTGTACATGAAGGCCCACTCTTCTTTGACACGAGCGACTTCCTGTTCACTGAAGATGGAGTCGCAGAGGATCTGAGACAGAGCTTTGTTGCGCTGGCCACCGAGGGTGAAGCCCTGCTGGTCAACTTTGGGGCGAAGGTCCATGGCTTGGATGCGGCCGGAGACCTGGTTGATGTGGTGGAGGAGTTCCTGGGATTGGAACTCGGCGTTGCCCTCACCATCGAGCATGTGGGCGGTGAGGGAGCCGGTGGTGGGGTCGAAGATGTCGAAGCGGCGGTAACCCTGCAAGTAGTACCAGGCGAGGAGCCAGTTGGTGCGGCGGTGCATGAATGCTTGCTCGCACCGGTCGGCGTGCGCACGGAGGATGTGGGCCAGGGCCTTTGGATCTTTAGGCAATGTCAGGGTGTCAATGGCCATGGCGTAACCTCAAAGCATCAGGTGGGAGGGGAAACTTGCTTGGTTACTGTACGCGGAGCATTGATGCCACGGGGGATCGCGTTGACGACGGGGGCGACGCGGACGGGCATGGAGCCAGGGTCGACACCGGATCGGATTGCTTCCCCTCCCATCTGCTGGGGGATCTCGGACATGGGTGGGCGGGGGTCGGTGGTGTTTTCGCGGTGGCGGGGCCCATTGCCGTAGTAGCAGAGGGACATGCGGTCAAAAAGGGCGAGGGGGAGGGTGACGGAGGGTCCGCTAGATGCGGGAGAGTCGGGAGTTGGCATGGGCTGCTCTTTCTTTGTCGGCTTGCTGGGACATCAGGAAGCCGATGGTTTCGGGGTCGATCAGGTCGAGGGGCAGGCCCATGCCGTAGCTGGCGCCACCAGCCATGACGAAGTTCCCCTTCTTGATTTCCTCAAGGGGGTCAATGGGCTTGGCGGATTCCTTCAGGAGTTGACGCATCTTGCCGCGGATGACGAAGAGGGACATCGAAGTGGTGTCGATTTCTTCGTCCTTCTCGAGGCCCCCGTTGTCGGCTTCGGGGTTGAAACCTTCGATTTGCTCGAAGAGGCGTGACCACCAGGGCTTCTCGTTGCGGCGGTAGATGGGAAGCTTGATGAGGCCGTGCTCGAAGCGGAGGTCGAGGGTACTGATCTTGGAGGTCTTGGACATCTGGCCAGGGCGAATGTCCTTCACGCCGGGGATGTGGTGGAACCCCATTTCATAGATCATCTTCGTCTGTACCACGGACTGGTATCGCTTGTAGAGTTTGTAAGATTCCTTGATCACCTCAACGTAGATGGTGGGGCACTTCCAGAGCTGGGCGATCTCGAAGGACTTCTTCAGGAGAACGTCGTCGCCCTTGCGGTCGGACCAGAGGTCGAGCACGAAGAGTTCGTTGTCGCGGGTGACGGCCATCAGGTTGCAGCAGCGGCGGTCAGAGTGGGTGTTCTCGGTGAAGGCAGTGTCCACGGTCATGAACAGTTTGACGGTGGGGAGCCATTCGCGGAGGGGCACACGGGTCACCTCGCCGGACTGCTTCTTCCAACAGATGAGGGTGGAAGAAGCCCAGGGGTTGGTGAGAAAGAGAGCGTCGACTTCCTCGTACCAGTAGGCGTGCCGGCCGGTGGCGGAAGGGTCCAGTTTGAAGAACTGCTCGTCGGAGGTGCCGGGGAGGCCGAGCATTTCACCGTTGAAGGAGGAGATGCCCATCATCTCCTTCATTTCCACGAGGGTGACGGTGTCGGAGGCGAGGCCCAGGTCGAGGCGCTCGTCGTTGTCCTTGGGCCACATGTGCGGCCAGCATGAGTGAGTGTTGCCCTGCTCGTCGAGGTAGGCGGCACGGATCATCATGCGAGCCCAGTAGTTGAAGCGAGGGTCAGCAGCACTGAGGCCCTGGGGGGTCTGTACGGTCTGCATCGCGTGCCAGAGGTAGTGGAGGCGAGACACGAAGGTGCCGACCCAGTCGATGCCACACTGCGAGCGCATGACCATCTGCATGGCGATCTTGAACAACAAGCGGTCCATGTACTGACGGATGGTGGCCATCGAGGTGGTGGCCTTCTCGTCGTACTCGGGGTCGTCGAGACGGAAGCGGCGGGGACGCATACCGCGGAGACGGGACTCAGCGGAGACGCAGCGGAGCCACGAGGAGTTGGTGAGGAAGAAGTATTCGACACCGGTGGGCTTGTTCCCGCGAGCGGGTTTCAGGGAACCGAAGTCTTCAATGATGCGGGTGTTGTAGTAGCACTGGTCTTTGATGAGTTGGCCGGTGTGCTTGGAGTTGTCGTGGGTGCTGGTGGCATAGACGAAGGAGAAGGGGGTGGTGACGAGGCAGAGGATCATGTCCTTGCGGCAGTGGGTCGATTTGGCGGAGCCACGGGGTGCCATGGCTACGTTCAGGCGGTTGGATGCCCACATGCGGGAGAGGTCCCAGTGCATGGAAGGGGTGGGCAGGGGGGTCATGTCGTAGAAGAGGGGGTCGAAGTCGGCTTCGGGATCGGGGTGCAGGTAGTAGGTGTCGAAGAAGTGAGTGGAGGCGACGCGGTTCTCACCACGCTCGGCATCGGTGCCGGGGAGGAGCCACTGACGGGAAGCGTTCACGCGGGCCTGACGCTGACCATCCTTGGTGAGAGTGTTGTAATCGGAGGGGAGGGGATAGTTGGGGTTCCCCTCCCTTCCAATTTTGATTACGTCACTTGACATTGGTTATTTCAGGTTGGCGAGGGAGATGGTGTGGAAGAAGTCGGCGGCGGCCCAGGTGCAGACGAGTTGGCAGGCGAGCCCTTCGTCGATGGATGCGGATCCCAGGACGAGCTCCATCAAGGAGGCGCGGTAGCGGTCACACATTATCACGTCGTCGTTGGGGAAGATGAGGGAGCGGACGGGTTCACCGATTTCGGAGATCTTGCCGGCCCACTGGACGGGGTCGAGGATGCCCATAGTTTGGAGGTGCATGGCGGCGTAGCGACCGAAGTCTTCAGGACGCCAGCGGAGGAGGATCTTTTCTACGTGCTGAGGGAGGGCGACTGCCAGGGTCGCGGACCTGTGCTGGGAGGAACTCCTTTCCGGCCGGAATGCTCGCGGGCGGGGCGCTGGAGATGAGACGGGTAGTGAGGCTGGTTTGGCTGATGCTGGTGGTGGTGTTGTTACCTTCGCCATCGTTGGTCTCTTTCTTAACTTGGGCTTTGCCGATGCGGCCATTCAGAGTGGCCATCTTCTCGGCATACGTGAGGAACTGTTTGATACCCGCCTGAGCAACCTTGTCGTCGCCACTGCGGATGTGGGAGATCATGATGTCGACGAGTTCCTTCTGGGTGAAGTTGCTCGTCTCGATGGCGAGGCCGGCGCCACCAAGGTTGAAGAAACCCATCACGGCTTCTTCGCCGGGGGGGACTTCGGTCAGGACTATGGGGCGTTCGTTGCTCATTGAAAACTAAACCGGTAAGTGCATCGCGTGAACAATGCCGTGAAAGATGTAATCTTTCATCTTCTGATCTGGCGGCAACTGGTCATATGACACCATGCACGGATGCTCTTTCTTCGCAGGGTCTTTGACAGGCCCGTGTGTCCAACCAGCAGCCACCTTTTCGGCCATCCAGTTTTCATGCGAGCCACTGGGACCAGCCTTGGGATTGGCAATGTGGAACACCACGCCGTTAATCGCGGAATCTTTCTGCCACTGTGGCGCGTCTTCCCAAGTCGGTTGCGACATATCGCCAATGGTCTGGCAGTACGCGCGGTTTGCTTCGTGACACACTTTTGCGATTCGTTCTTCGACTGTCATGTGTGGGCCTTTCAAATGAGGGACTTCTCGCGGACTACTTTGGTGGCAGCACGAGTATAGCGGTCCTGCTGGACGCGGGACAGTTGGGCGAAGCCAGCAAGCTTCATGCGGCGGGCAGCTTCTTCGGCGGCGAGGGTAAGGGTCTTCTGGCGGGGTGCCTCGTTGGGCAGGTGGGGAAGTGCAAGCAGTTCGGAGATGAGGATGGTCAGGTTTTTCTGCACGTAGGTGGCGTCGAGTTTGGTGCAATAGTGGAAGGAGGATTTGGCTTTGGTAGTGGAGCCGGGGGCGAGGAAGGTGGGACGGCCGATGTGCAGGATGGCACGGAGGGCAAGGGAGAAGGAGAGTTGGTCGACGAGGCGAGTGGAACCGATCTCGATCATGGGCACGCTCAACGCGGCGCAGAGGGCACGGAAGCCGCGGCGGGTCATCCCGAGGTGGGAGAGTTCGTTGATGAAGTAGTCCTCGGAGTAGAGCTTGACGTGGGGGCCGAAGGAGATGTAGGCGAGGGCTTTGCGGGCAGTACGAGGTTTGGGCATGAGGGGCTCGCTGAGACAGGTGAGACAGGTGAGTCAGACTCAGTTGAGAGGTGGGAAATTCTGTGGGGTTCCGCAGAAAGTGATTGCAGGAAGAGGGTAGGCGGAGTATGATTCGCACGGATAGCAATTACCCTTAAGTACCATCTCCTCTCTTTCATCCCCTCCCTTCCTTAATCAAATAGCTGGTTTCTTCCCCTCCCATCTGGGCTGGGGCGTTTTACACATGAAGAAAAGGAATATGAGCATGGCACGTATAGGGACAAGTGAAAATCCGATGGTTGATCAGGATTCGGTGACAGTGGCGGCCGCGATGGCGAAGGATCTTTTTGAGACGCCCAGCAGGAAGCAGGGAGTGTGGTGGTTTCAAGGGAACTTCTGGGTGTGGCAGGCCGGGAAGTGGGTGAAGAGGGATTGGGAGAGTATGAAGATGGAGGTGTGCAGATGGCTCACGGGAAGGTGGGCGATGGTGAATGGAGTGGCGACGACGGTGGAGAAGGTCACGGTGTCGAAGCATGTGTGTGAGGAAGTGCTGTTTGCCATGAAGAGTGCCAAGGAGGCGTGGTGGACCAAGGCGCCAGTGTGGACGGAGAGGAAGGGGCCGGAGGGAATGGACGCGGATTACTGCGTGGGATTCCAGGATGTGGTGGTATGTGTGAGGGGAGGGGAGGAACGGGTGGTGGAGAGGGATGAGGGGTGGTTTGATACTGCGGTGTTGCCGGTGAGGTATGAGAGGGGGGCGAAGTGCGAGAGGTGGGAGGAGGCGGTCAAGCAGTGGGGCAATGGAGATGAGAGGTGGGGGCAACTGCTGAAGCGGTGGATGGGGTACATGCTGGTGCCGCATAGGGAGTATCGGAAGATGATGTTGATGGAGGGGGTGACGGCGGGCGGGAAGGGTGTGATTTGTGAGGTGGTGAAGGCACTGCTGGGGACTGGGTTCTTTAGTACGGAGTGCGAGACGCTGGCGGGGGAGTTCAGTTTGGGAGGAATACAGCATGCCAAGGTGTGCAGCATTACAGAGATGAGCAGGCTGGATACCGCGGGAGGCCAGAAGGTAAGTAGGGTCATTAAGAATCTGGTGGGGGGAGACCCAATTACGATTAATGAGAAGTTCCAGGCGCAGGTGAGGGATGTGGTTTGTAGAGCGGCGGTGATGATGTCAAGTAATCAGATCCCGAGCCTGCCGAACGAGAGCCAGGGGTTGAGTGCGAAGATGCTGGTGTTGCCCTTTACGGTCAGCTTTGATCAGAAGGGGGCTGAGTATGGGTTGAAGGGGAGGCTGGTCAGGGAGGAACTGGAGGGGATTGCGGCGTGGGCAATGAAGGGGCTGCTGGAGTTGGAGGGGGATGGGCAGGGGGAGAAGTGGCCGGAGCCCGAGGAGGCCAGGGATGTGGTGCTGAAGTTCAAGGTGATGAATAATCCGATGGCGGCGTTCCTGGAGAGCCGGTTTATACAGAAGTCGGGGGGGTGGGTAGCGGCAAAGTTGGTGAGGGCAGAGTGGGAGAGGTTCTTGAAGGACAATGGGGTGGTGTGCAAGGTGCCCATGAACCAACTGTTGGTGAGGTTGGAGCAGGAGGGGGGCTGGACCATAAAGAGGGGGAAGCGCAGGGACGACCAACGGAAGATGCCACTGATGGGAATACATGGAGTGGCGCTGAAGATGAATGTGGAAGAATGGCTGTAAGGGTAGGGTGGCCGGAAGGGGTCAAAAACGCCGTAGCCGGTGTAGCTGACTTTTGCCCTCTTCTCTATATATATCTACTTTTCCGTGTATTAGAAAAAAAAATACTGGCTACATTGGCTACAGACCCCCGGAGCCGAGCGGAAAGGTGTAAGGACCAAGGAATTATCGGCGAAATGACGGAGTTCGGGTTGTGTTTACCGGCTACGGGGTGGAATTTTTGTAGGGGGAGGGTGTTTACCCCAGATCTCCACCGCTCCGACAGGGGGTTCGGGGGGATAACTAGAATGTACTCTAGGCATGACAGTCTACGAACCACCGATTCCGTAAGCGTGTTGGTCGCACGAACACAGCACTATGTTCGGATCAGCGTACACTCTCGATAGGCACCGCACACACGGTTGTGCAAACACCTTACAGGGGGGACCCCCCCTACCTCGCCTGCTAGCGTGTTGTAAGGGTGTGTTCTACGTGGAACACCACCTAGTTAGTGAGTGCTAGCTAACGATGGGGGATCAGACCCACGCACTCGCACTCAGTCACACAGTCGGCTCTAGCTAGACAGGTCTGTCTACGTGATGGCTGGCCTCTGTTGGTCCCGTCACTTCATCCTCCGAACGAAAGGGTAACAATGGTCCACACAATGAACAGCGTCTCGCGTATGCAGTCCTCTTACCACAACTGGGCTCGCGTGACCGTCCGCGTCTCTGGCCTCACATACGCCCGTGCCCTTGCCGCTCAGGGCATCCCGCACGAGCACCAACGCAGAGAGAGTCGTGGCCTGAACTCAGTCCAGCGTCGTGAACTCCGCCGACGCGACGCTCGCTACGGCAACTGCCCGATCTCATTCTAACTCTCGCCCCACCTAGGGGCATGCGCAGTGGCTGGCCTTCGTTGGCTGTCACTTGCAGATCCCGCTCTCAAGGAGTATCCAATGTCATTTAGCATCTGTCAAACCTGCGGTGGTTCCGGCTGTCACAACTGCGACGAGAACTACGAACCAGAGGGCAGCGTCTACGGCTCTGGCGATCCAAGCTTCCACTGGGGCATGGAAGACCAGCCCGAAGATACAACGCCATTCTACGAGCCCAAGGGCAACCGCTTCTATCGCGGATTGAACGCTCGTCAACGCCGCGACCTGCGTCGTAAGCAAGCAGTGGCCCTCGAAGAACTGGCGTTCGACGATGTTCCATTCTAAGTCCAACAAGAGCCTCCGGGCTCTTTTCTTTTGCGCCGCTCAGTTGCGAAGAGGAAGGCCTGGCGGCGCGAGGTCGGTGTGTCTGATAGACCCAACAGAAGGCCCGGACCCCCTGATATATCCCCCCTGTCACAGGATTAGGCGAAGGGGCCCGGCGCACTTCAACAAAGGCACTGCATCACAGCAGCACCTCCCCTCCTCCACCGCTCCCGCTCCCAAATCCACACACTACACACACATGTAATGGCTTGCCTCAGTTGGCGAGTCACCCAACCGTCTCTAACGAAAGGTCACCCATGTTCACAGTTCTTCTCGGCACCACACCTGTCACCTTCTCCATCTTTGAAGACCGTGGCACCATCCGCTGTCAAGTCTCCGTTGCAGGCCACGAAGTCACTCGCTTCCAGATGCTCTCCGACGACACAGACGCACCCGACTGTGCCATCGGTGACTTCGACTGCACGCAGGCTCAACGCTCCGAACTGAACTGGCAACTCCACGGGGCGTTCGCCACCTTCGTAAGGACCGAAGCTTGGCTCAACACCGTCCACGAAGCTGGTCTCCCCGACTAAGCCTCGCCTGCTCCATGCAGGCTGTACTGGCTGGGCCTAGTTGGTCCCGTCACATTGTCAATCTCAAGGAGTGTTACACATGTGTAAGGCAGTCAACTTGCGGAGCGAAAGCTACGACATCTACATCGGTCGTGCAGGCAAGGGTCAAGAAGGCATCTTCGGCAATCCATTCATCGTCGGTGCTCACGGTGCTCGTGGCGAATGCGTGATCAAGTTCGAGACTTGGTTCAAGAGCGACGATGCAGACGCCGCGTACATGCGGGACATGGTTCGCACACACATCAAACCCGGCATGCGTCTCGGGTGCTTCTGCAAGCCCGCTACGTGTCACGGTGACATCATCGCAGCCTACGTCAACAACGGTTACAAGTTCTAAGCCCATGGGGGCTGTCCTGGCTGGCCCCAATTGTTGGTGTCACCACATCTCTTTCACGAAAGGTCGTCCACACTATGAGTAAGTACATGTCCGAAACCGCAAGCGTCGCTCACACACCTGCCATTCCCTCCGACTCAGGCCAACGTGTGGTCCGCATCACCACCCAGATCGGCACGTCCAACTACCACTTCGACACATGGTACTTCCGCGGTACCACACACATCGAAGTCTCACTCACCTCCAACCAAGAGATGGAACTCGTCAAGGGCAACGAGTCCGAAGTGATGGCATGGTTCCTCCGCAACAGCTCTCACGCCCCCGATGAACTCGTCCAGATCTACCGCATCATTCACGACCTCTAACCCCACAAGCCCTTCGGGGCTGCGCCTCTCTGGCCTCAATGTGAGTGCCATTTTACCCCTCTCTTTCTCAAGGAGCCTCCCATGTGTCTCAAGTGCAATTCCTGCAAGTCTCCCCTCCAACTGTCAATCGACCGCGGCAATTTAGAAGTGCATCTCATATGCGATATGTGCA